AGGGACGCAGAGTCCAGAGAAGTTGAAACAAGACCTAGCGATTCGTGGCTTCCGGCCTCCGTATTGCCTAACCCCGCTCCGCAAGACGGATGGGTGTTTAGGTGGGTACGCACCAGCACATTGGGCCACGCGGATAACACGAATGTCTCCCAGAAGTTTCGGGAGGGTTGGGTTCCTGTAAAAGCAGAAGATCATCCAGAGCTAGAGGTAATGTCCGACATCGACTCCCGATTTAAAGGGAACATCGAAATCGGAGGACTTCTCCTATGCAAACAGCCAGAGGCTAACGCAGAGGCGAGGGAAGCTCATTATCAGCAGGTTGCCGATAGCCAGATGGAGTCTGTGGACAACAACTTCTTAAAGCAAAACGATCCCCGAATGCCCGTTCTCAATCCTGAGCGGTCAACTCGGACTACCTTTGGTCGAAGTTGACTCCGGTTTACCGGAGAGCTTTGGCCTTTAATCTAAGTTTGGAGACTTAAAATGGCTACAGCGGCTACTCCGATGGGTGCAGAACCCGTAGGCACTCTTAGTGCTTCTGGTTCTTTCACCGGAAAAGTGCGCCATATCAA